TGCTCTTACGAGCACCATAATGAGTATCGGTTATCAGAGCAATTTTCATGAATAAAGTTTAGATTGAATGTTCTCCTTAATGGTATTATAATCGGAAGTATTGTAAATGTCACCATCTCCACTAAACACTTCATCAAATCCTGATCGTTCAATGATCTTAGTCCGAATATCCATTTGACGTTTTTCCTTTTGAATCCTTCTCAGGAACGCATAGTGAATGATCTGAGTGAAGTATGCAAAAGGATTAGAAGACTTCTCTGGATCAAAATTCTTAATGTATTGGACACAGTTTTCAATGCCATCGCAGATCATGTCCTCCCTAAACATATAGTTCACAAAATTAGGTTTGTATGAGAGGTGAGTGGCAATCTTGAGAAAACATTCTCCAAGATAATTAGTGATACGAGGAGTTGGTTCTCCTTTCTCGTGTGCTATTCTAACTTTGTTTCTGTAAACAATCAGTGCTTCTAAAAACTCTTTATTGTTTACATAATGTTCTGATTTTTTTCTAGTTCTGGACATTTCATGATTTCTTTTTAAGTATGTTCATATTATAGCATAAAACTAAAAGGCTTGACAAGTTCAAGTATTTTAAGTAGAATCACTCTGTCAGGGTTAAAGGGTTACTTTAGCTACTTTTATAAAGTCTTTCTAAAGACTCTCTAGCATTAGAGATGGATGATAAGAATCCCATTTTTTCATTTACTCTTGTTTGATTTGTATCTCTATTTTTATCTCTTAAGTATCTATTATAAACTGAAATAATTTCATCGTCATTAACTTCACTAATAGTTATTATTTTTTCCATATTAATAACTAAGATTGCATCACTTGACATTGACATCCATGGATTTATTTGAATAGCATTCACTCCCATTTGACGAATAGTGATTATTTCAAATGTAACAGGATCTTCTAAAAGCAATAGGGTTTTTTCTTCTTCTTCACATGGAGTTACTTTAGCAAATATTTCTTCTCCAGATATTAATTTAATAGTTGCATAGAATTCGTCTTTATACATTTTTCTTTAAACTTACTTGTACGATTTCATAATTGAATTTCTCTTGATTATAAATCTTGATTCTTTCAACCAAATGATTTAATGTATAATTTTTTCTTGATTTAAAAGTTATATCGTCAGCAATATCATAAAGAACTGCTTGAGTCTTGTTGTCTCCTTTTCTTAGAACTCTTCCGATTGATTGTAAGTTTCTAACTCTTGATTTGGATGGTGATGCAAAGATTACATTGTGTAGATTCTTAATGTTGATACCAGTTGAAAATGTTCCATAAGATGCAACAATTACGGCATTGTTTTCTTTTTCTGTGATCTCTCTAACTAGTTCTCTTTGTTCTGCGTCAACTCCACCGTGTACATAAAATATTTTACGATTATCTTTCACAGAATTATTTATTAATTCGTAGAGTGGTTGTCCATGAGATTCTACTCTACTAAACAATACAAGACTATTGCCTTTTAAATCCAAGACCAAGTTTTTGATAAAGTTATTTCTTTTTTCGTGCCCAATAATATATTGAATCTCATCTTCATAAGTTTCAAACTGTTGTGAATCATGCTTCATCAGCAAAACGTGAATTTGTAACTGTGAAAGATGTCCCTTATCAATAAGATCTTTTGTTTGTGTCACTTTGTATGATGGTCCAAATAATCCTTCTAACACCCATTTATGCGTCTGTGTGCCATCTAATGTTCCAGTGAAACCAAATCTATATTTGGCACTGTCCATCTTGGTCATGATGCTCACTAGAGACTTAGACTTAAATAGGTGTGCTTCGTCTCCGATGATAACTTCAAAGTCCTTGAAGAATGATCTTTGTAATTTGTAAATAGACTGCCAAGTTGTAATTGTGACAGGTGCTTGATTTGTCTTTTCTTTACCCGAATAGATCTTATGGCAATAATCTTCTGCATTCCATCCATAGTCCTGGAAGTCCTTGAACATCTGCTCTACGAGAGATGTAGTTGGAACAACAAGAAGAATTTTTTTATTTTTTTCTGAAAAGTATCTCACCACAGAATAAATCATCAAGGATTTACCAGAAGCAGTTGGTGAAATTAACAGTTTACGATTATATCTAAGTGCATCATATACTGCATCAACTTGATAATCTCTTGGTTTAAATTTGGCAATCCGTGTCATATAATCCTTGACACCCTCTCTTGAAATCATTTCATTGACTTCAAATGGAGCACCATAGAACTTATTATACTCAAACTCTACTGTATATCCAGAGTTTTTTGCCCATGCCATTACTTTATCAAGAAGACCAACATAGATCTCACCAGTATGAGAACTATACAGTCTGATCTTTCCATCCCAATACTTACTACGGTATTGAGGCATGAACTTTGCACCAGGAACATCAAACGTAAAATGGTCAGATAGTTCTTGGTTGATATGTGGTTCTGCTTTGATTGTTACATATACCTCATTCTTTTTACGGATAACGAGATCTGCCATCAACTATAACCCCTTATAAACTGTTGCCACTCAATAGAATTCTTAATTTGATAAGTTCTATTATTGATGGTTTTTAGGATACTATCCAAATAATTTAACATTATTTGGTAATAATCAATCTTACTACTAATCTTGATAAGATCTTCATCGGCATCTATGTACTTGTCTACATCTTGCCTTAAGACTTTATAATCAAATGGTTTATCAATATACACTTCTGGGTCTGCTTTGCCCGTGTAATATTGCCATTTATCTTTTTTGAGTTGCTTTAATTTGTTTTCTTCAATCTTCTTCAGCAGAAGAATATTATTTAAAATTTTATAATATTTTGCATGAAGAGAAGGAATCTTTGTAGACTCTGCGTGTAGATTGTCTTCGTCTATTTTTGAATCTTCTTCCCATAATGTTTGAATTTCATCAAGATTCATAAATCAAATCATAAAACCACTATATTATATATCGAGTATTTAAAAGTGACTTCTGCAGTGACATAATCAATGTCTTCTGCAGTTGCGTCAAACTGAACTGTAGAAAGACTTACGGGGAATACATCTTTGAAATCTATTCTTGCAATCTCATTAAAATTACTGTTGTAGATAAAGAGACTTGCATCCGAATACTCATTCATTGGATCCTTAGATGATATACTCGGATCATATATATTTTCTGCTTTCATATCAATAAATTCTTGGACACTTTCTGGATATCCAAGACCCCTTAACCAATTATGAACTTCCATGTAGTTGGTTAAGTTTTCGTCAACAAAAAATCTTAATGTGAAATCTTGATATGTTAACTTATCCCCAGGAACTGGAATGTCCTTCAGATAAGTTGGTTGTAGAGCAAATCCAAGATTGATACCTGGAATTGAAGCAGAGTTTGAAAAGAAGTCTGCTTTGGGTACTCTTGTAATTGAAAATTTAAATCCTACAGGAGAAAGATAGTTCCTGTTATCAATTTGATTAGTCCAGGGTTTCATTCTCCTCCTCCATTTCCACCATTACCATTCTCCTCAGATTCGGAATCTTGAGTGTGACCATTCTCTTTTGCTAACATTCCTGCACGATCTATCATGAAACCTGCTGGAATATTCTTACATTTTTTATCAGTAAAACACCAATACTTCCCCGAAGGACATCTTTTTTTAGATGCTTCACTGATGAAATTTTGATATGATTTCATGAGTTTTATATTTATTTAGATAAAAAAAGAGGGGCATTCGCCCCTCCTGTATAACCTTGTGGATCTAATGGATCACATGAGGTTGTCAACACGTACTCTTCTGTAGTAGCGGTTGCTGTTTGCCTTGATACGACCAAGACCTTGACCATCAGCAAATGAACCCTCAGCGAATGGGTTAGAAACCATTCCGTAACGGGTCTTGAATCCGATCTTGGGTTGGAAGGTGTCCTGACCAACGGCACGAACCATTTGGAGAGGAACGTATGGGCAATAGAACAGACCAGCGTCATAAGGTGAAGAACCCTTATAACCAACAACGTAGTACTGGTTAGCAGAAACGTTTGCAGAATAAGGATCAATGTATACACGATACTTACCTTGCAGAACACCAGCGAAGGTGTTACCAGTGTCGTCAACGTTGAGGTTGGCGTTCAGAGCAGGGGTGTAATCAAGAACACCTGCCATGGTGAGTGCGGAGGCAACGTCTGCAGAGCAGAGGATCATGTTGCCCTTCCCTCTACGAGTT